GCTATGAGTTCGTCTTTGATCTCTTTGACAAGTGGCGAATACTTTGTAATAACTTTTGCATCTTTTCTTTTACTGACTTGACCAGATGGCGTACCCTCATAAGTACCACCTTTAACTCCAGAACGAGATTCGCTTGGAGTTTTTGTAGACTTGTGGTTATATTCATAATCTGCTTTTTCCTTTTTAATTAATTCGTTGTTGGCAGACAATTGCTTACCACCATAAGTCGGTGCTTTACCATCTACCTGGACACTTTCTAATTCTTGATCCTCATCCATAAGACCATCTAGCATATCCATCAATGTATCTAATTCTGTTTCAGGTTCAGGATCACCAGCAAATTTAAGGGCATTAGCTTCTACAAACTCCTCCATAGAAGGACTATCTTCATCATCTTCATCGTAGTAATGCGAATAACACTCAGTTAACATTCTTGACCATATCTCAAGTATCTTCGCCTTAAAACGATCTATTTCAAGCGTATTAGTTGAGTCTAAGCCTATACTGTCTTTAAATATGTCCATTAAATTTATCCTTGCTTAATCTTTTCTTTTCTCGCATAGCAAATCTAGTCATTTCATATCCATAACTAGGTCTAACATCGTTAATTGAGTAAATTCTTTTGGCAGGTTTGCCACACTTAGGGCATTCAATACCCATTTTCATTTCATCGTAAGAGCGTAACTCCTCACTTACATGATTATCTTTACACTTAAAATCGTAGAAGGGCATTTAAACTCCTAATTAATTCAGAATAACCCCCTCGTGAGAAGGGGTTACAACTTAATTAACTATTAAGTTCCAGGTACTACGAAAGCTACACCAGCATCGTTACGCATCTCTGCAACACCGTAGATTGTGTCTGCGGTGAAGAGATCACCAAGATGTTGTTGAATGTAACTTGATTGTGTACGAACACCTAGTTGCTCTGCTAAAACTAGAGCATCTTTGTGCATTAATACACCAACCCTATCAGCACCAGAGTTACCTGAAGCTGAAGGGCAGTTAGATGAAATGTAAACATCAACACCGTAGATTTGACCAATTTTCCCCGATCTTATCGCATCACCATTGCCAATAAACTGTTGCTCTGTAAACCTGTTGATTCCGAGCATATCATTAGCTGCAATTGGTGGAACTACTAGCACACGATTGTCCATCGGTACATCAGCATCATCAAGAGTTAGTAACATTCTACGAATACCTGCATCTGTGATGTCGGCAGCGTTAGATGAGTTACCTGTGTAATCAGTAGAGCCATTAGAACCAATTACTGCTTTCTCGTAAGAAGCTGCACCAGAACCGCCCACTGTACCACCTTGTAAACCTTCAGTTAAAGCAAATAGATCAGTATCTACTTGTTTTGCTAAAGCATATCCAGCATCATCAACATAAAACTTTCTCATGCTTGAGAGCGACTGAACCTCTGCGATATCCTCAATTAATTTTGAGTATTCGTAGTGCTTGTTGATACTTACAGTTACCTTTGTGTTGGTAGCTGCTGATAGTGTTACTTCTGTGTTTGCTGCTTTAACACTTGCACTACCTCTAGCTGGAACTGGGATATAAATCGTGTCTCCCTTCTTTCCTTTATGAGATAATTTAGTTACTAAATTAGCAACCACTAGATTAGACTTATACGCTCCAATTACTTCATCACTCCATAGTTCGGGGATGAAGTTATTAGCTACGGAAGTCGTTACTTGGTTTGAACCCAAAGCCATTTTACTTCTCCTATTATAGTATTATTATTTAACCCTTCCATCCGCATATGCTGATTCAATTTCATCAGCTAATGATGCGTAACGAGATGGGTCTGTTACCTGTAGATTGATTAAATCTGCTCTACGGTAAACCTTCTTTCCACCTATAGAATCTGAAGTAGAACGAGTCTCAGTTGTTGTAGCTTTAAGTGCTTTATCTCTTTTCTGACTTTCTGCTTTTTGAACTTCTTTAGTTTTGTCAATCATGTTGACTTTGTCGAACATATCGAATAGTTCTATTGCGTAGTCAGGTCGATAATCACTATCTGCCTTCTTAAACATCTCTGTGCGTATCTCAGAAGCACCTACCCAGTCTTGAAACTGTTTAGTGGCAACTCTTTCTTGCCAATCTGGGTATGCTTTTTCCAGGACACCGACTTGATGTTGTTGTTGCTGGATTTTTCGTTCTTGTCTTGCTTCAATTAACTCTGGATGATTTTCTATAGCTTTGTTTACTGCATCAGCAGGATCACTATAAAACTGATCTTCAAAATTAACTGGTTCTTCTTTAGTTGGAGTAGCTTCTGCTGCTCGGTTTTGAGATTCCATTAGGCTTTGAATTAATTTGCGCTGCTCACCAACTTCACTGGCTTGTTTGCCCATCATTTTCTCGACATTCTGGTACATCTCTACTAACTCTTCTGTTGACTTACCAGCAAACTTCTCAGGAATGGTTGATTCAGGTTGTGGAGTTTCCTCCGCCTGTAATTCTTGTGTAACTTCTTCTGTAATTGTTTCTGTTACTTGTTCCTGTTCATTTGTTATTGGTGCATCCGTTGAAGATGCTTCATCTACTACTATACTTGACATGGTTTCTCCGCCCCTGTGGGGTTATGAAGTGATAAAAGTGGAGTCTTACAAAGAGCTAATCTTCGTTAGATTGTTCCATTGTGATTTTCGTTGTATTCTCAAGAGTCATAATGAATCTTAAAATTGCCAACTGACCTTTGGCTTCCCATAGGTCTTTTTCATCAGTCATTGTGTCGATGTTGACCACACCTTCCTGAATAGTTTCTAAATCAGCAATAAGGTCGAGCCATCCTTCTGACTCCATCATTGCTAATCGATCTTCTATAAAACGGTCATCTGTTTTTGCCATCGATGATTATCGTTTATTGAATATTTCCATTTACTGCTACTTTCTGTCCAGCTTCTCTTGCTTTAGCAAGGTTTAATATAGTCTCTGATTGTAGATGGTCTACTTCAGGTATATTTCTAGCTGTCTCTGAGCGTTTATTTTCAATGTCAGCAGCAGTTTTCTCTAAACCAATTGCTTCTTTTTGCAGTTTAAGTATCTTCTGTTGGAAGTCAATTTCGTTAGGTTGATTTAACATAGCTTCAGACTGCCACTTCATAGCTTTAGCTTTTTCTTCCTCTGCTTCAGCTACTGTTTTCTGTATGTCAGCTTGTGCTTGTTGCATTTGCAACTCCATAGCCATTTGCTGCATCTGTTGTTGTTGTGGGTCTGGCTGATTACCTTGCATAAGCGCATTAACAATTTGATCTCTATTATGAATAGATGAGTTTTGGAACATTGCCAATAATATGACATTAAACGCAGGTGAATCTTTAGGTATAGCTTGTAGCATTTGTACCATTTGAGTCATTTCTAACTCTTTAGCCATAATGCCCATTGTAGAATAAGGCACAAACTTGTAATCACTGACAGGGTATCTGTCTACATCAAACTGTATCTTTCTCCACATACACTTATTAATCATAGGAATAAGAAATGTGTTTTGAAAATTCATTAAAGTGCGTTTTTGTCTTTTAATTGCTGCACTTTGCATCATAGACATACCACTAGCAGTATCACCGCCTTGTGAGCCAGTATCAGCACTACCAGTACCCATCTGAATCATGTTCTGTAGTGAAGCTACCTGATTAAAAGTAGAAGGATCGGTTGTTCCCATATCAAGAGGCATAATAGCTTCTCTAGGAGAGCCATTTGTAAGCACCGTTTTGCCAGGTCTTACCTCAAACTTAATACCTCTTGGCAGTCTTGTCGCATCAGCAGCCATCATAGGCGTAGTTGTGAGTGCTAAAGAGTCTATTCTCGCCCTCATTTCAGCATCTAATGCTTTCTGTGGGTTATATCCTTTTTCAGCAACACCTCTACCCCAAAATTTGTTTGGAACAATGTCATGTTGGTAAGAAATGAACGGTCTATCTTCCATCATAAAAGCGTTTTCTTCAACTCTTAGTATGTGTTCGTCATTACATATAGTAACCACAGCTTCGACCAGCTCATCAGACTTAGTGTATTCAAAATCGTCTTTATCTTTACCTGGTTTTAAAAAGCGTTTAGGTACTAATCCCCAATATTCACAAATCTTAACTGAATCAGATTCATCAGCAGACCTAGTTTCGGGATCGTAGCTAATTCTAGTGGTTTGATAATCCCCATCTAAAGGTACATCTCTGTATATACCAGAGCGTATGCCTTCTACAACATGGTATCGTGGCTTTATAACCTCGTGAGCCACACCTAATGCCTCGTTTATAGAGTTGGCA